TCAAAGATGGAGTCAAACATTATCGCACTCGCTGTGATAATTGCCTTCGTAAAGGACGCGGGATTAAAAAAAGAATACCCCGCTGGGAGGCAGCAGGGTACAAGAAAAAAATGGCATGTGACAAGTGCGGATTCAAAGCTCGCTACTCTGCTCAAACTCTAGTGTATCACATGGACGGAGACCTTAACAATGTTGCTCCAAAGAATCTCAAGACTGTGTGCCGGAACTGTGAAGTTGATTTAGCCAAGTCTGATTCTGTGTGGCGATCCGGTGACTTGCAACCAGACTTGTAACTAGCTCGCGGGTGTTGCGTCGTAGATCTTCGAGCAAGCCGTTGTTGTCAATCACATAATCTGCCATCCAAATTTCCAAACTCATACTAGATCGATCGTCCTGGGGCAAATGATCACTACGATCTACCCAGACGGCATAGTCAAACACGCCTGTATTACGCATGGCATGGAACTCACCTTTATTACGCAGGCCACAGTAGATAGAATTTTCAGCAAAGATTTCTCTGCCCAGTCGAGCATAATCGTCTTTACAGTAAGCATGAATCATGTCATACCACTCTGCTCGATGATTGTGACGATCCTCAAAGCACTGTGCATAAGTTGTATATCCATACTTGTTTTTCAACTCTGCATAGATAAACTTTTCAGCACAAAAGTCTGAGCTAGAACGAAAACTGTAGCCAAAATCTTCACGCAGGATATCACACACAGTATCTTTGCCGTGTCGTGCATTGCCAATAATCAGCAGTTTAGGAAGTGTCATTTTAAGGAGGTTACGTTAAGGTGATCTAGTGTGCGTTGTAGCATGCCAATTTGTCTACGGCAGTCTTCTAGAGCATGATGACTAGTAGGTGGAATAGGTTGATCAGGCCAGAGACTAAACACTGTACGGCTATCACGCACCATGTAGTACTTCCAGGGCAATGCTTTGCCATAGCTTTTGTAAGCATGCTCCAAGATGTTCATGTCGTATGTGGGGCCTTGTGCCCAGATTCTGTTGGAGTGCCAAATCAGCCGGCCTAGTCCATCTAGAGCTTGGTCTAAGGGGATACGGTCTTGTTCGTTGAACGCTTCGTCCCGAACCACAGCAGGTTGTGTGGCCCACCAATCTATTGTGCCTTGATCAATGGCTCGGTCTTCTTGGCTTTCTAATGTGACTCTAGCATAGTAACTCTGGCCAGAATAGCCTTGTCCAAACGGGTCAAAGCTCTGCGCCGCAATAGTTAGTATTGTAGTGTCTGGGCCTGTAGCAAGGCCTTCTAAGTCAATCATCAAATCTGCCATACAACAAGTATAACAGAATTTTAGATGTACGTCTATTGGTGTTTAACCGATTACCCAGGTAAGTGGTTGGCTGGCATCCACATAGTTCTTGAGTTGTTCTTCTAGTGCTGTGATAGCTTCCTTGGCTTCGGCTTTCATGGCAGCTCCGTTTAGAGTGCCACCGCCTTGTGGACCTGCAATTGATCCAAACTTTTCACGTGCCTCGCCAATGATCATCTTACAGTTGGCAACCATGTAGTCTTTGATCCATTGTGAGATTTGGAAGTCCTGGAGCAAGTTGATTTCGGGCTTTAGGTTGTAGCACCAAAGCAACACATTCTCGCCGGTGCCTTTTGGATCACGGATCAGCTGGATTTTCTTTGTGACCTGGTTGTAGGTGTAGTTCATGTAGCCACCAAACATACGTGCGGCTAGTTCTACATACTGGCTGTAGAAGTCGTATGTGGCAAGGCCGCCTGCTACGTTGAAGTTCATTAGATACACATTCAAACTGGCCTGTGCAAACGGGTCAAAGTTACTGGCAAACGGGCCTGTGGCATCACCAAAAGTTCTACGGAATACCTGCCGTACACTCACTACCTCTTGTGGCAACTGATAGATGTTGACATCTTTAACCAGTTCCATAAAACTGTAGCTTTCCTCGTAGGCATTGCTGGCCCGTTGGCGATAAGTGCCTAGTGTTTTTTGATAAGCGGCTTCGTAGTGAGCAGGGTCCAACTCGATGTCAATGATCTGATCACCAAGTTGGAGTTTCACATATTCTACTAAGTTTTGCTTGAGTGTCTCAAGCGAGTTTTGTTGCTGTTCTGCCATTGGGGGACTCCGTCCCCTTTATTTACCAGCTTTTTAGAATGACCAAGTTCTCTGTACCACGTCCGTTAAACGGTGTTTCTGTAGTGGTCAAGTCCTTGTAGATCTTTCTTGCGGCTGGCTTGCCTGCGGCACTCAGGGCTCGGAGCACATCTGCTGGCTTGCGCAGAGTTTTTTGCTGGCTGTCTATTGTGCTAAATCCAATAATAGCGTTGCTCTTTACAGTAAATGCCTGTGTATGACTGTCAGCAACAATATGGATTAGTTTGCGTTTTTTAGTGTCATACAACCAGGCTTCTGCCTTGTCTACTAGACTAGCGGCTGGTAGGCCTTTGAGTTTGAGTTCTGCAAATTCTACAATACACTTGAATTTTGCGGCACGTTTCTCTGGTGACACTGTTTTAACTGCACGTGGCTTGCGTTCAACCTTTTTAATCTGCACATAGGCACCACAGTCCGAAATCACAAGCTCACAGAATTTTACACAATTCTTCAACTGTATCTTAGACAGGTAATTGTAGCCCTGTGCCAGGTCCGCATTTTTGCCCTCTACTGCCTCATCAAACTCTGTGAGTTTACGTGTCCAGATTTGCTTGATGTCATTTACCATTTGTGGGGCAATGTTTAGACTGCGCATGAGCACCACAGGTTTGTAGTCTGCATTGAGTTTGGCACCATTTGAGATAAAGTCGTCAAACAAGCCATCTAATTCACCTGCACATTCTGATACCTTGTCACGCAGACGATCTTGGATGGTGACTTTTGGTACTGCATCATCCACCGCCACTTCTTCTGCTTCTTCATCTTGCTTGGATTCCAATATCTCTTTAAGCAAGTTATCCAATTTGATCTGTTCATGTTCAGTAAGTTCTAGTCCCACCATACTCATGCGGCACAACCAACCTGTTGTGAGTCGAATTGAGCTGTCCGGAATACGTTTGAGTGTGCGAACGTCGTCCTTGCGGCCGTGTGTTTCCAGGTAATTTACAATCATCTCACGGGCATCTTTTTTACCATAAAAGTAGTTGTACCAAGAGAATGCATGACTAAAGGCACTGATACGGCCTTCTGTGGGTTGTACACGCCATGTAGGTTCCATGCCTAGAGCATTGGTATCCGCACTACGTGGGTTTAAGGGCTTGACGGGTTTTGTTGCAATCATAATATTCCTTACTTAGTTTTGGGGAGGTGTTTAACAGCGTCAAAAAGTTTAGCGGCACGGGTAACGTCAAAATTCTTGTGCTTGTACATCCAGGCTTTTTTGCGCTCTGCCACTTCCAGTGCTTCTGCCAGTTTCCATTTAGTGTTGAAGTCCACTGTCATTATTATACGGCTCATGTCCACAATGTCAAGAGCATACTCTACCCATTTTTCTGTGGCTTTTACTTTGTCGTAGGGTTGTATAAACCCCTTGCCTTTTGGGCCTGTGTATTTTGTTAAAAAATTAGCGGCTTTCACAACATACTCCTGGAGTGGGTAAGTATGTATTATAGCAAAGATTGATTTTGATGTCAATCTTTGCTGGTGTTGTTTTTAGAACACAGTGCCACGAAACTGTTCGTAATCGTAGAATGCTACTAAAGTATTATCTCGGAAGTAAACTGTAATGCCGCCCAAATCCTCGCGAGCGTCCCATGCTGTTTGCTCCAAAATAACATTGGTTGCACGTACCTCTAGCTTGTCTGTTAAATCCTCGCAACTTTGCAGGGCTTCTGTCTCATAATCTAAAGTGTATACTTCAGTATTATTAATTTGTGCGCTTTGTACATCTGTTAGCATTGTGGCTCCTTGTGTAGTTAAGTGCTAATTATAGCAGTTTGGGAATATTCAGTCAACCAAAATACTATAAATAACAACATGCCACGCCTAAGCCTATACCGCCCCAATCGAACCCGCGACTACCAATTTTTGGATCGTACCATCCGAGAGATGTACACTGTTGGAGGAGTAGATATCTACATCCACAAATACATGGGTCCAGAAACTGGCGGCGACGATTCAGCATTTTCAGGTAATGCTGATGCAACTCAACCAATTTATGACGAGCTAAGTCCACTAAACATCCAAGACTTGTTGTTGTTGGAAAATCGTGATAGAATCTACGACCAAGACATCTATGTCATGCGTGGTGTTTACAATGCTCAAGACGTGGATTTTGATTTGAGCCAGTTTGGCCTGTTCCTAAACAACGATACCTTGTTTATTACATTCCACTACAACAACATGATTGATGTGTTTCAACGCAAACTCATGGTAGGTGATGTGCTGGAACTGCCCAACTTGAAAGATTACTATCCCTTGAATTCAAACATTCCCGAAGCCTTGCCCAAGTACTATGTAATTCAGGATGCGGCATTTGCTAGTGAAGGTTTTAGCCAAACTTGGTTGCCGCACTTGTGGCGTGTTAAAGCAACACCGCTGACCAATGCTCAAGAATACAAAGACATTCTTAAAAAACCCATGGTCAAGTCTACCATCTGGGATAATGATAACTTCTATCCTGCTGGCGATATTGTGAACCAAGGTGATGTGTATTATCAAGCTAAAGTAAATGTGCCTGCTGGCACAGCCATAGACAATGCCACATACTGGCGTGAGTATACACCAGGTACAGAGAGCGAGTTGATGAGTACTCGTACCAAAGATCAGCAGATCAACGATGCTATTCTTGTGCAGGCTGATGTGGAAGTTCCCAAGTCTGGATACGATGTAACCAAGATGTATGTGGTGCCAAATACCCTAGACGGACAACCTGCTAATCCTGTGGGCCTAACTACAGATGGTGCTACCACAGTGGATGGCACCGAAGGAGGCATGAATCTAACTCCAGACACCAACGGATATACCGCTGGCTACTTGACCGGTGATGGCATCCCACCCAATGGATTCCCAACCTCAGCTGGTGTTGCGTTCCCGGACAATCCATCTGTGGGCGACTATGCGTTACGTTTGGATTATTTCCCCAATCGCTTGTTCCGTTATTCAGGCACACGCTGGGCCCGCATCGAAGACAATGTTCGCACTGATCTCAACAATGGCAGCAACAACAATACTTTACGCTCAGGCTTCGTGAACA